GGAGAGAGATGAGCTAAAACAAAAATGGGGCAAGAGTTATGGTCGTAAAATGAAAAAAGCATTAAAAGAAATCAGTGCAGAGCAACGCTGGCGAGATGCTGGCAAGCCGGGTGATGATGATTGGGATTGGGAAAAAGGAAAATTTAGAAAAGGGCATAGAAAAACCGATTATGATGATTATGTTGACAATGATTTTTCTGATGAGAGTTTTTTTGGGAAGGGATTTTTTGAGGATTTTTTTTGGTGGCTAGGTTAAATATATGATGGAAAGAATAAAAAATTTTTTTGAAGGAATTTTAAAAATTATCATTTCTTTGTTTACTCGTTTATGAAAAAATATGCCATCATTATTTTTACTTTTTTTATTAGTTTTTGGATATGTAGCAGTCCGGCTCTTGCCTATACGATAGGCACCGTCCCCGCTAGTCCGCAATATATAGACGATTTTAACCCAGCCATATATAATGTAACTATATCCGATTTTACACAAGATGATTGTAATGCCCTAACGGGCGCAACTTGCGGAGCAGGAACGATAACAATAAATTTTTACAATCAAGATACATACACAGTTTTTTATACTGAGGATTTTCCGTTTACTGATGGTATGGATATAACTACCAATATATCCAATCCTCCTGATAATCCGCTAGAAGTAACAGATACTCTAACGATGAGCCTAACTGCAAAAGCCTATGATGTAAAACCGCCACGCATACCGCCGATGGGCTCATTCAATGTCTATGTAATTTCCTTATTAGCTGGATCAGCTACAACAACGCCAATTATGCTAAATGACATCAGCAAAATCTATCAGACCAGCACCACCACTATTATTGATGGTTCAACTTCGGTAACTACCACGACATTTTACTCTCCTATGCTTCTATTTGTTTTTATCTGCATTTTGATTTTAGGAATTTACGGAGTAGTAAGTATTTATTTAAATATAATTAAAAAATAAAATGCGACCAATAAGAAATTTAAACGGGATTTCACAAATTACATATACTGAGGAATTTATAAATTCACTTTCTAATAAAAATAGATTAAATATGTATTCAAGTTCTGGGTATTTAGGAGATTTACTTTATGGTGGAATGAAAATTCAAATATATTTAATAATTTTTATTATATTAAGCGCAATTTTTTTTCATTTTAAATAATATGGAACTAGATCAGGCAATTTTCTGTTTATTTGTAACGATATTATTTATAACTATCATCTTTTATTTTATCCATAATATATATATTGTGTTTAAAAAAACAAAATAAAAAGGTGCGTAAGTCGGCGCACCTTAAGAAAATAAAAAATAAATATTAAACATAAATAAAATGCCAACTGCAAGTTCAACCCTCACCGATTTAGGTGGGGCAATCATCACTACAACTGTGAGTTTCGTAACAACGATTATCACAGTTTACTGGCCTTACATCTTGGTGTTCATAGTGTTATCGGGCTTGATAAGCCTAGCTTATCGGTTCGTGCACCTGGGCACAGGAAAAGGCAAGTAAGAAAAAGGAGGGCGGATAATCTTGATCTTTGATTGTCCGCCTTACTTTCTTTTAAACTATGTTAAATTATATTTCCGTATTTACTTATAATTGGATTTTATTCCTATTAGAAATTATTTTAATAGGCTTATTAGTTTTGATATTAACCCAGGTTGCAATTCAATTTTTGATAAATTTATTCAGTGCGGGGAAAAAATATACAAAATATGATAAATTTGACAGATACTAAAAAAAATTTTTTATTGATAGGCTCTATTTGCCTTGTGGTGATGTTTTTTTTGCTCACAGGGCATATTGCCTATGCCGATAGCATAGACCAATCTCAACCTCAAAATGACTTCTCTACGAACGGCACAAACTGGATTGAGCAGTTTCGGCCCCTACATAATAATATATCCAAATTTACCTATGTTTCTAACGGAGTTAATTGTTCAAATGCCTATTTTTATCTTTGCAAAGTGTCCGGGGGAATAGTCAATGCTTCAACAAGCGTAAACTGCGCCGGGAATATAAATATCAATTCAACGATAATCAATACCGGGGCGACAACAACCTGGTCGTTTAATCCACCGCAAAGCCTGGTGGCCGGACAGCTTTATTATATCGGCGCACATTGCCAAAGCGGAGGAGGAGGAGGGGGAACTTTAATCGGTTTTAGGTCGGCGAACATCTACAATAATAATTTATGGTATGATACTTACCACGCTTACGATTTAACCTATTCGGAGTATTATAATGATTTCAGCGTTTCAATCTTAATTCCTAATAATCTACCGCCGGAGAACGGGGTATATAAAGATTTCCCCTTGTGGCAACTTTCCTACAAAGTGGATAATAATATAGTTTCCACTTCAACTTATACCATCAATGTTAATTACGGGATAGTTTCAAACAATTTAAATTTAGTTGATACCCAGTATGTTTTGCCCTATGTGAGCACCGATTGGAATATACGGAAAAATTATCCTCTATATGATGGCTCCTGGTATGTTCAGGCCACGCTTTTTAAAAATTCATCAGCCGTTGCCGTTTCGCCTATTGTTAATTTTATTGTTGACAGCGTAAACGGCGCAAGCTCAACAGAAATTATTATCGCACCGCAAATTTCACCTCTCAATACCAATGTATGTCTTAATGACGACACCTCAACTTTTTTCGGTTCTATTGATTGCGGTTTTAAAAATACCGCTATGTGGGCGTTTAGTCCGCAAGCACCAGCCAAAGACGAGATACAAAACTCAATCAGCAATTTAAAAAATTCTTTTCCATTTAATGCCTATTTTCAGATTGCCGATATTGCCAGCTCTACGCTAGCCACCTCTACGAATATGAATGACACAATAGGGGTGCCGATGATAAAAAAAACCGCTACCGGCACAGCCTATTATATCTTGCCCGTCTTGTCATCATCATCAATGCCTAACGCCATAGGCCAGGGGAATACGGACACAATCAGATTGACTATCGGATATTTTATTTGGCTTGTCGGCGCAATAATTATTATTTTTTCAATTCAAGTTATATGGTAGTGGATTTATTTTTGACAATTATAAACTGGTTTATATCCTTAATCGCTTATCTGTTGCCAAAGTGGACAATTTGGCCGGGCGTGATTTTAAATATGTTTTCGTATTTTGCACAAAGTATGATAAAACTAAATTTTATTTTTCCGATTGATACCTTGTTTCAAGTAATTGCTTTTCTTGTAAACTTTTTCGTCTATTTATTGATTGCTAAAATAACTATAATGGGGATTAACTTCATCAGGGGGGTAGGGGAGATAAAAATATGACACCAATTATAAATAAATATTTATTAAATAAGTTCAGTGTTCCTATTAGCGACCTTACTTTAAAAATTGATAAACTAATTTTAAGTTTAGTTAAAACTAAAATTCAAATCCCCGAACAATCGGCACTTGAAAGAAAAACAATAAAAGAAATTGAATTTTTAATAAAAAAACTAGATGAGATTAAACCTATACCTGGACAATAGAATAAAATTCAAGACCGATGATAGAAAAAAAAAGATAGATGAGATGATTATGAAATATTTGCATATTAAAAATCCCTTTAAGGCTTATTTTTACCGAGGAAAAATTAACAAGCATATTAAGCGCACTTATGATTACATTTATTGAGGGGGCGACAGGTTCGGGCAAGACTTATATTATGAGTCGTATGCTATTGAAAGAATGGAAACTGAAAGCTACCATATATCCGAATTTCAGATTATTTTTTCCTAACGATAATGAGCGGGTTAACTATTGGACGCAACTTTCGGAAACTTTCCATCTTACCAAAGGAGTGATTGCGATTGATGAAGCGCAAAAATTGTTTGACGCACGCCGGTGGCAAAGTCTGCCAATGTCATTCGCCGAAATGCTAGCCCAGCATAGACACCATCATCTTGACTTGATAACCGCCAGCCAGCATTTAAGCCACGTTGATATACGATTTCGGTCATTGATACACGAAAAATACACCTGCCAATCATTATTAAGAACGCCGAAAAACGACAGGATATATCCTATCTTTCAATGGATAAGAGTGATAAGAAAGATAAGAAGCTACACTGCCGATACCGAACGAGTAACCTGGAAAAGAGTAGGCAGGCCGAGATGGTATTTTATATCAAGATTTTGGACTAAAAAACTTTATGAGACCTACGAGACAGTAGGATTATCAAAATTTATATGCCAAGTGGAATACAAATTAAAGTCGGGGAGAAAGGAAGCGGAGTGGCTGGTAAACATAACGGACAGGGACTTAATAAACTCGGGAAAAGCCAGAAAATAAAATATGTGCCTATAAAAGAAAAAGTTAATTACGAATTTAAATTTATTTTACGGGCTTTACCGGAGGATTTTATTTATATCAAGCAAAGCCTGGAAGAATGGATTAGCCTTTGGGATTAAAAATTTAACACCTGTTTATTTCCATTTGGTTTTAGACACTACCCCATCCTGTGCCTGTCGGGGGCTACGGCTCCTGACAGGGCAGAGGGGCAAACAGACATATGGCGAAATGGAAACAATCAAGTGCATAGGTTTTTAATACTATATATGGTGGTATAGCCCTATTGTTACCACAACATATAGTGTTTTTTGTATGTAAAATGCTATTTTTTGGCACTTATTTACATATTATCCACAGGTAAAGTTATAATTTAAAAGGGAAAAAACGCAAAAAAGGCATACCACAACCTGTTGTGGTATAACACCCATCTATACCACTATATATAGTGGTATGGACATTTTTGGTGAATATGCTTACACTTAAGATAGGTCTATACGGCCAAGTCCGTAAGGAATGGCCGATATAGCCTGGCGAACACGCCAAAGTGTTCAGGCCAGGCTATATCTATACGGCCAGCGTCAATATTAAAGAGTTTTCCACATTAAAATTTCTCTCTTTTAATATGAATAAAAAACAAAACTTGACAAAAAAAATAATTTCTGATAAAATTTTGCTACGAAGCAAGGGGGAAAGCAAAATTTCGGAAAAATTTTTTTCTCTTAAAAAGATAACTTTTGCGGTTATCTTTTTTTGTGGCTTGTTTTTATTATCAAACAAGGCGCAAGCAGTGGAGACATTGATAATAAATAATGGACAGCCACCACCTCTTACAGCACATCAATTTCCTTGCAACCACGCCAAAGCTTTTACAACTACACAAGATTATTATATTACCGGGGCTAATGCGCCGTTTATACAAACTAATGACGATCGTCATTTCCCGGACGGGGCAGGTAGCAGGGTTAGTATTTGTTTAGACTCAAATTTTCCAAATCTTTGTAAGGTTCTTTCAAATAATATAGTATTTAGCGATACTTTGCCAAATACCGGATTATCCAGGCCATCTACCATAAATTATTTTAAATATACTTTCCCGAAAACTTTTTTACCAGCCGGGACTTATCGCCTTGTTTATTGGAGTTTATCCCATAATTCGCCACAAGAAAATGATGCTAGAGTTGCTACCTTTGGCTATGAAAACGGCTCTCAAAATGTAGGCAATCAATTTCAAATTTTTGCCGATATTACGCCCACCGCACAATATATAACCGATACCAATCAGATAGCTGGGGCGACAGTAAACGCCACAATAGGCATTACCACCTCTTATATTTTACAATTCTGGCCGTTTGTTCTAATCTATATTATCCTTTCCTTATTTATAGTTTGGGCGTATAGGGTAGAAAAAAAGATGATTAAAAAATAAAAGTTCTTTGACAATTTACCAGGATTTTAATTATTATTTAATTTTTTTCGGGTTTATTTCCTCGGTATTTTCGCTGGTTAGTTAAATATCACAGTTTTATCTGCGTCTATGTAAAAATTCTTTTCTTTAATGCCCTTGTTAAAGTAACTTAATTTCTCACTTTCAGTGTATCTATTAAAGTCAGAATATTCGTGTAGATAATAGATAAAATTCATAAATCCTATCCTTTGCTTTTCACCCATTTGAATAAGATAAAATCGTTTATCAACTAAATATTTTATATATTTTGTCATATAATTAGTCGGCTAGTTTATATTTTTTGAATTCCCAAATTTCCCCGATTTCAATATCATCACCATCATTCATTGATTTTACCAAATCCGGCCTGTATGTTTTAATTTCATTCTCAACTTGCTTTCTTATGCCATCTCTCAAATCTTTTAAATATAACATATATTTTTTTCTTTTATTATATCCTGGTAAATTGTTAAAGAACTTTAACTAAACATATTAACATACTTATAAAACTTTGTCAAGTATAATTATTTATTATAAAAACAAAAATATGTCTTATTCTTATTATACGAAGGG